TATGCTTGACGATGTCGAGTAGATAATCTTTCATCGAAGTTTCCTTATGTTTATAATAATAGTATTATATTTAGGTTTGGGGTTAATGTCAATAAAATTATACAGTAGTTTCAATTTTAACTAGTGGCGCACTTAGTTTTTGTGTAGTTAGATCACCAGGTTTTTTGACTACCATCCAACTGTGTGCTTGTCTATAGCATTGTTCTTTTACAATGTCAAATCCAAACATCTGCACCATACTCTTCATAAGTGTTCTAGTATTGTATGAACGATATGCTTCATTTCCAGTTAACAAGTGCAAACCTCCTTCTAGTTCGCAATCATTGTAGGTGAAGATAAAGTATCCACCTGGGCATAGTATGTTATACACTTTACGCATTTCATCTTTGATAGGATCAATGGGCCAAAACTCGTAGCAGTTGATACTTGTTGCAACGCCCAGTTGATTCTGTGGTATCTTGTCTAAATCATCATAGATCATTAAACGCTTGTCTGCAAAAAAACTGTTAAACTTACTGCGGATACTATCTGTGTCTGCTATGTTTCCTGTGTAAAGATATAGTGGATCACATCCAAGCATGCTTTCTGTAAGCGATCCTGTGCTAGGGTTTAGTTCAACGCCTGCCCAACGCCAATCGCTATAATAGCCTACATCTGCGGATATCTCTTTGATAACATCTTTATCTTTTAAAGCTCGTTCTTGCATTAGTTCAAGATTACGCTCTTCTGCAGCATATGTGTCGTAGTCTCTGCGTAACACTACTAGTTCTTGTTCTCTGAGTAGTTCTTCAATCCTTTTATCAACTTCGTTTAACGAATTGTTATATTCATCATTGATACGTTGTATATTATCTAATGCAGAATCTAGTTCATTGTACAAGGATTTGTCGCGCCAATAGCTGCTTTGTTCCTGGAAATACTCTTTATTGCTTGCTACTAGTTCGTCGAGTTGCAACTTGCGGTCTTTGTTATTACGCAAAAAGCGACTAAACAATATCATTTTATCTACAAGTTTCATCGAACTCTCCTAGTGTATTTATATACGCATATTACTCAAAGGAGAATAAATCATCAAATGTATTTGCAGTTTGCGTTGCGGCGGCTAAATCCCAATCCAATACATGAAGTAGGTTATCAATCTTCTGATCCACAATAGCAGTTGACATTGCTTCATCATCAAATGGCAGTTCTTTAAACCACGGCGGCAAGTGGCCTTCATCAATAGGATATCCAACACTTGTATAGCCCAGTGGATTGGGCTTCAGTTTACATACGATAGTTTTTGCACCATCAACAATAGTTTGACTGTATTTGTCATCATGCATTTTACGAAGATTGTTCCAGTTCATTGCTGCTCTAACATGTCCTGGCATGTTTGCTTTGCCCAAACGTTTTTCTTCTGCTGTAAACTTTGTTAAGTTATTAACACGCTTGGGTGTGCCTTTTTCCCAGCCTGGACGCTCTTTAAATGCATACTTGAACTCTTTGACTTTTTCAATAATACTCTCACGAGTCTTGCCTGTTAGCACATCCAGTAGTAGTTCACTTAGGAAGTCCTGCATAAAACGTGGGGTATCACTGCGCTTGAGATCTAGTCCCATTGCTTTGACTTTGCCAGGCTTGCCGTCCATATCTAAACGGAAACCTTCCAAATCATAGATCAGTGCTGCATAACGCTTCTTGGTAATGTATAGACCTTTAGTTGCAACAATCTCTCTGCCACCTCGAATGATCTCGCCATTCTCACGCGGACAATGAAAAGCACGTTCCATAAACACAGGAAACTCATCATTTACTTTATCTGCTATACTGTCATAGAGTTGTGTGCATAAGTCCTTGCCCCAATCTGCACGACCTGTTTCTACTTCTTCCTGCATAACAGGCCATGCAGTAAAGTATACACTATCAGTATCACCATAGATGATACAATCACCTGTGTGATCTTCTTTGCCAGTTAGTATGCCATTTACAGTCTCAGCCATGCGTTTTGTAATACATCGTCCAGTTAGTGTAGTACTCTGTCCTATACGGAAGTCATAGAATCTACAACCAGGATTAAGAATAGCACCATACAAACTGTTCAAGTTAATCTTCTTAACTAACTGTCGCTTGTCCCAGTACTCAACATCCCCACCTTCATCTTTGGCCTTCTTTAGTTCTTTTTGCATATCTTTACGTTCAGCATACCAGCGTTCCAGTAGTCCAGGTACAACGCCCTTGCGTTCATATGTAAAAATAGTACCATTGGCACTGAGCGTCCAAGGTTGATTACTGTCAAAGATCAACCGCCATACATCATGTGCGCTCAGTGTATCCTCGTCACCATTTTCCCAATCAATAGTAATTTCAGTGCCACGTTCCATGGCCATAACTGCACGATACTCTCTACTACCAAATTCGTTTTCCCATGCCTGTGCAAAACTTGTGCCACTTGCTGTTTTTTCACGAAGCATGTGCTCAGTCATTGTTTGACGCAGTTGTCCTACTACAGTTTCAGGACCCATGTTAAGCGCACGAATTACACTGGGATACAGACTGTTAATATCAATAGCACCAATCCAATCATGCAATCCCTTCTTAGGATATGCAACATATGCACCTGCAGCAACTACTTTAGGACCATCATCTCTGCTTTTGCGATTGGGAACAACCATGCCACGGGCATGTGCATCATTGATAATTGCTTGTTCTGTCACAGCAACCGCACCCATAGTAGTCATTAGTAGCACAGTGTTCTCATGTGCAAGTACATTTGCTAGTTCAATAAAGCGTAGTTTCTTATCCAGTTTGTCCAGTAGTAGAACGTCCTGTCTGTTATATTCAATAAACTTTTCAAAGTCCTGATTATATAACTGATCCAGTGTACCTTCATAAGCAGTCTTACGCTCATCAAGTTCATATTCACCAATAGCATCCAGACTATAACTGTGACGTTCTTCATAGGTGTACTTGCGATACAGTTGCATGTAGTCCAAATGTACACGCCCAATTAAATCAAACGTTACTTCCTCTTTACCAAATCTATCAAACGTGCGCTTCTTGGGCTGTTGTCCAAACAAACAGAAACGTCTCAAATCCTCTTTGCTGAGTACGCGAGTAATACGATTAAACGTATAGGGAATATCATATCCTTCACTGTTCCAACCACTGAGAATATCTGCATCCTCTACTAAATCCATAAATGTTTTTAATAAATCAGCTTCATTATCAAACAGGAATGTATTATCAAACTGCTTGCAAATATCCTTTGCTGTCTCCATTGTCATACTCTTAGGAGGCATTGCAAGTGTTACTAGTTGCTCTACCCAATCCAAGTATACAGTGATTGCAGTGATTGCATTGAAGGGATCATCTGTGGGACTATAGCCACGCTCTTGGTGAAAGTCTACCTCAATATCGAAAAATGCTGTTTGTAGTTTGGGGGTGTCTGCACCCAAATAGTTCTCTTCCAAACAACGGAATACAGGATTGATATCACTCTCATAGAGTTTGTTACCACTTTGTATTTTAAGTTCCTTGTGAAACTCTTTACTGTTGCGTGTACTAAAGCGACTTACTGGTGTATCAAAGATAGTTTTGTATTTGCCACGTGGGTCATCATAGTAGAACACATAGTTGGCAGGATATTCGCGATACTCTCGCTTGCCATTGACACGCTCAACTACATGAATACGATCATGTTCTCTATCGAAAAATGCATCTACATAACTCATTTATTTGCCTTGTACCATTTATACATACCCCAACAACTCATTGTAGCCCAGAATATCTCTAGTACTATATTAGCAAGAACTGGCTTGTAGTACAAGTTAATTCCTAAAAATACTGCAACTAAAAGATTAAAGAAACTATAATAGAATCCTTTTGGATCTATACGATCAGTCTGCAGTAGGAAGAATGTAAACACTAGTAACAGCATACCGGACAACCCAATAAAATCGCTCCAGTGCATTGTATAGTAATCTACCACCATTGTGCTGCTACTCCATATCCAAACACATTAACACATGCAAAGTAGAAGGTAAGCAACATAATCCATGCTGCTCCTCTACGCCAACTTGCATATAGTTGTGTTACGCTTCCTACGAAAAATCCAGGGTAAACAAGTAACATGTTTGGATTGTCAGCATTTACTGCCAACAACATACTTGCGCCCACAGTGAAAATAAAACTAACAAGTTCAAAGCAGAACGCAGTCTTATCGCTGGTGTAACTGTTAACCCAAAACTGTTTTACTTTTTGCACTTAGATTTTGCCTACAGTAGCCAAGATGTTCTCAAGTTCACTGTATTCGTCACTGTGCTTCTCAAAGTCTGCTTTGTATGCTGTGCGCAATGCTTTTTTAAGCACTGTTGGCTTGATCTGCATTTCTTCTGCAATGGCTTTGATAGTATCGTTGAGACCATCATTAAGGTCATCAACTTCCTGCATTACAGTAATGCCTTCATTTACTAGTTGTGTTAGTTTTGCCTTTTCTTCAGGCCCGAAAACTCTGTCACTCATGTGAGTACTCCTTGTTGATTATGCTTTATTATATATGTATGTGGGAGAAGTGTCAACTAATATGTTGAGTTATTTCAACTGTAAGGTCTGACTTGCCTTTGATAAGTCTGTGATATACTCGTTCAGGAATAAAGTAATCTCTGCCAGGCACTAGTGCCATAGGTAAACGGTTGTCTAACTGTAGACTCCATCCTGCACCCTCTAACACACGAACTGTACGATCCTCAGCATCACGGTGCCAGCAAAGGTCACTGTTATCTGCGTCTTCTCGAAATGTTCTTTGTTTAATGTTAGGTGCGACTT